CCTTTACTCACTCAAGGGAAATCAGGAAAAATTTTGTGGAAACGGCAAAAAAGGCTCAAAAAACGGCAAAAAACAGCCAAAAATGAGCAAAAATCAGGGAAAATGCTCAATTTCAAAAATGCCTGTTTTGATTTTGAATTTCTGTGGCAAATTTCAAAAATTGAGCTGAATTTTCAAAAAACGGATGATTTTCATATTTTAACAAAGGAGAGGCAAAATGGCAACAAGGAGAACATCATCAGCTGGAGAGAAAAAGCCAGCAAAAAAGAGAACAACATCAACAAGAAAGAGAAAGGAATTGCCTCCATCACTCCAGAGGATTGATGCTGATATTGATCAGGAGGCTGTTGAGCATCCTGTTGAAAAGGCATCCATGCCTGATGATTGGGAGAAACAGGCAAAGGAGATTCTGGAGATGGCTGAGAGCTCAGGATTGCAAGAGAATTTCCTTTTCAAAACAACATTTGATCGTTATCTAACTCAAGTCAAAATTCTTGCTGATCTCAAGAGCACAATTGATAAAACAGAAACACTCGTAACAAAGCAATATGTGAAAGGGAGAGCGAATTTGTATGCAAATCCAGCAATCAGAGAATTCACTCATCTCACAGATTCAGCAAATAAAACTGTGCAAACATTGATCAAGATTCTGAATGGATTCAAGAAAACAGAGGAAAAGGGAGATGATGAGCTCCTCAAGATCATCAATGGAGATGATGATGAATGATCAGGAAAGCATCAGGAAAGAAAAAAGCATCAAAGGGCTCTGAGCTGATTCTGAATTCAAAGGCATATAAATATTGCAAGGCATCAATCAAGGATAAAAGATGCCCAAAATATGTGAAAAAGCAAATGCTGGCATGGATGAAAATTGCTGAGGGAAAAGATGCAAAATATATGATCTCTGAAAAGAAATTCAAGATCATTATTGGATTGCTGAAAATCCTGATCATGCCTAAAGGCTTGAAAGCTGGAAAAACTCTATATGAATGCTCCAGCAATTATCAATGGCTTGTTTACACGGCTGTTTTTTGCACAGTTGAAAGAGCAAATCCAGCAAAGAGGAAATATCAGGATGTAATAATTGAGATATGCCGAAAAAATTACAAAACATATACTGTTGCAACATTGTTCATCCTCTTATTTTTCACAGAGCCCAAATTCTCAAGATTCTATTCCGTTGCTCCTGATGGCTCTCTCTCCAGAGAGATCAGGGAGGCAATTGCGGAAACAATCAAGAGCTCTCCTGTGATCAGGGAGAACAATGGGAAACAGAGATTCAAGATTCTGAGAGATTATATTTTCTGTAATACAACAGAGATCAAATTTGAGCCTCTGGCATATTCAACATCAAGAATGGATGGAAAGCTCCCGAATGCGTTTATATGTGATGAATGTGGAGCTCTCCCGAATTCATACCCTGTTGGAGCAATGAGATCAGGACAATTGAACATCCTCAACAAGCTGGGATTTATTATCTCCACAAAATATCCCTCAATCCAGAATCCTTTTGAGGATGAGATTTCATATTCAAAGAAAGTGCTGGATGGATTCATTGAGGATGATGGGAGATTCTCTCTGTTATATGAGCCTGATGAAACAAAGGATTGGATGCATGATGATCTCATCCTCCAGCAATCAAATCCTGTTGCTCTGGAATCTGAGGAAATCTGGAATGATCTCTTGAAAAAGAGAGCATATGCAATTGCTGTTGAATCAGCCAGAGAGAATTTTTGCACAAAGCATTGCAACATCATTTATTCTGGAGCTGGCACAGAAACATTCATTGATGTTTCCGCTGTGAGAGCATGCAAGAAATCTGAGATCAGCTGGGAGGGAAAGATTGCATATGTGGGGCTTGATCTCTCAGAATCGGGAGATAACACATCCGTTTCAATTCTGGCTGTTGATGAGGATGATCACATCATTGCTGATTCCTATGCATTCATCCCAGAGGGGAGGATTGAGGAAAAGATGAGCTCAGAACATGTGAATTATAGGGAGCTCCTCAAAACAGGAAAAGTGATCGCATGTGGAGATTCCGTGATTGATTATGCTGTTGTTGAAGATTTCATTCTGGGCATTGAGAAATCAATGGGAGTTAGGATTCAAGCTGTGGGATATGACAGATGGAATGCATTGAGCACAGCTCAGAAATTGGAGAGGGCTGGATTGTGCTGTGTTGAGGTACGGCAAACATCATCCATCTTGCATCCTCCAGCAAAGCTCCTCAAGGAAAAGATTCTGAATGGGGAATTCTCATATATGCACAATGATCTATATGAGATCAATTTCCAGAATGCCAGATGCCTTTTTGATTCAAATAAAAATATATATGTGAGCAAAAAGAAATCAACAGGCAAGATTGATATGGTTATTTCAACAATCAATGCAATGTATTTGATTCAGCAAGATTATTTCTTGAATCAGGCTGATTTCACAATCCAGATTCTTTGAAATAAGGAAAATTCCTATAATTAGAAATTGCCTTGAAACGCAATAAATCAGGGCATATTGACACAGATAAATAAATGCTATAAATTTAACTTGTATAATTGGATTTATAGGCATCAATGCATCAAGGAGATTGCCCATGCCGTTATTTAAGAAAAGAGAAAAAAAGCCAGCTCAGGAGAGAGCTGAGATTGCTGTTGATTCATCAACAGTTGATGATGTTCTCCTCCGTTCTCTCTTAGCTGGTGAATCTATATCAAGAGAAAAAGCAATGAACATTCCAGCTGTTTCATCAGCTGTTGATCTCATTTCTGGCTCAATTGCCTCCATGCCTGTGAGATTATTCAAGAAAAAGGATGGAGCTGTGATTGAGGTTGATGATGATGAGAGAGTTTCCATGTTAAATGGAGATACAAGGGATTCATTGGATGGATTCCAGATGAAAAAGGCAATCGTGATGGATTATTTGCTGGATGGGAATGGATATATATACATCAATAAATCTGGCAATGATGTTTCCTCCCTCAATTATGTGAGAGATGATCTTGTTGCCGTTTCCATCTTAGATCAGGGAATTTTCAAATCATACACAATCAATGTTGCTGGGAAATCATGCAAGCCTTTTGAATTCATCAAGCTCCTGAGAAACACAAGGAATGGAGCTGATGGCTCTGGAATCACAGAGGAGATTTCAAAGGCTCTTGAAACAGCATATAGGACAATGATCTATCAGCTCACAATGACAAAGACAAACGGCAACAAGAGAGGATTCTTGAAATCTGATCGGAGGCTGGGGCAAGAGGAGATCAATTTGCTCAAAAGGGCATGGAACAATCTTTACAATTCCGATAATGAGGAAAATGTTGTTGTGCTCAATAATGGGCTTGATTTCAAGGAGGCATCAGCAACAGCTGTTGAGATGCAATTGAATGAAACTATGAAAAGCCTTGATGATCAGATCAGAAACATATTCCATGTTTTTCCTGATAATTTTGAGCTCACATTCAAGCTGGCAATTTATCCCATTGTCAAAGCTTTTGCAACAGCTCTCAATCGTGATCTCTTGCTGGAGAAAGAAAAAGGGAAATACTTTTTCACTCTGGATGTGAAAGAGATCATCAGAGCAAATGTTCGTGAAAGGTATGAGGCTTATAAGCTGGCAAAGGAATGCGGATTCATGACTATCAATGAGATGAGGAGAGAGGAGAACATGAATCACATTGATGGGCTTGATATTGTTGATCTGGGGCTGGGCTCTGTTCTTTACAATATAGATACACATGAATATTACACTCCGAATACAGATTCTGTGAAAACAGAGGAGGAGGATGCAATCATTGATAAAGAGGAGGGAATGATTTGATGAATATTATCATCAGAGCTGATCATGTTCACATTGATGGATATGTAAATGCTGTTGAGAGGCTCTCAAAGCCCATAACAGAGAGGCTGGGAACATTCAGAGAAAGAGTTTCCGCTGGAACATTCAAGAAAGCTCTCAACAGAGCTGAGGATGTGAGGATTCTGGAGAATCATGATTTCACAAGGAATCTGGGAGGCATCAAGGATGGCAATTTGCATCTTGAGGAGGATGCAATTGGATTGAGAGCTGAGGCTGATCTTTATGATCAGGATGCAATCAATGATGCAAAGGCTGGAAATTATGTGGGCTGGAGTTTTGGATTCTATCCCATTGAATCCAGAGATACAGAGGAGGATGGAATGCCCATCAAGGAGCTCCATGATATTGAGCTTGTTGAGGTTTCATTGCTCACAAAGAATCACATTCCAGCATATGATGGCACTCTTGTTGCTGTGAGAGATCAGGATAAAAAGATGATTCTGGGAGAATCCATGTTCTCTGAAAATGTTGTGATCAAAGAGGATGATGAAAACACGGCTGAGGCAAATGAGGAGGCTGTGAAAGATGCCCTCAAGGAGATCAGAGAAACAGATGCTCAGGAGGAAAATCCTGAGAATGACAATTCGGTATCAAGCATTGAAAGAAATGCAAGATATAAAGCTATGATTGCCTTTTTGAAAGAGGCATAAAAATCAAACTAAGGAGGAAAAAAATCATGGCATTCAATTCAACAAAGGCACAGATTGAGAAAAAGAATGATCTCATCAAAAAGGCTGAATCCATTCTCAATCAGGCTGAAACGGAAAAGAGAGAGCTCACAGAGGCTGAGGCTCAGGAGCTTGCTGAAATCCGTGATGATGTAAAGAGAATCAAGGAGATTCTGGAGATCACGGATGAGCTGGATGAATCCAGAGCATGTGGAGCTGAGGCAAAGCCTGATGAAAAGAGAGAGCTGGAATCAAAGGAGATCATGGAAACAAGAGCCTTTGAGGCTTATATCAGGAATGAGCTCTCCACAAGAGTAAACAATCTCACGGAAACAGCAAATGGAGCTGTTATTCCAGAAACAATCGCAAAGAAGATCATCAGCAAGGTTTATGATGTTTGCCCTATTCTCCAGAGATCAAACAAATATAATGTAAAGGGTGATCTGGTAATTCCTTACTATGATGAAAGCACAACAGCAATCACAGTTGGCTTTGCTGAGGAGTTTACTGATCTCGCATCCGCTGTTGGCACATTCACAAGCATTCCTCTCAAGGATTATCTGGCTGGAGCTCTTGTGCTTGTTTCCAGAAAGCTCATCAACAATTCTCAGTTTGATATTGTTTCATATGTCATTGAGAAGATGGCTGAGGCAATTGCAAGATTCATTGAGAATGTTTGCATCAATGGCGGAAATCCTGATTCCACAACAAGCGTAAATCAGGTCAAGGGCTTAGCTGGCTCTGTTTCTCAGGTTGTTCTTGCTGGCTCAACATCCGCAATCACGGCTGAAAAGCTCGTTGAGCTCAAGGATTCCGTCAAGGATGTTTTCCAGAACAATGCAATGTGGATAATGAGCTCAAAGACAAGAACAGCTCTCCGCCAGCTCACAGATGATGTTGGAAGATTCCTCCTCTCTGATGATACATCCTCTCCTTTCGGAAACACTCTCATGGGAAAGCCTGTTTATGTTTCCGATAACATGCCCGATATTGCATCAGGAGTGAATGCAATCTATTACGGAGATTTCAAGGCTCTTGCAACAAAATTCTCTGAGGATGTTACCATTGAGGTACTCCGTGAAAAGTATGCCACAATGCATGCTGTGGGCATCTGTGGCTGGGTTTCCTTTGATGCCGTTGTTGAACAGGCTCAGGCAATCTCAGCTCTCAAGATGGCTGTTTCCTGATAAAGATCGGAGGAGAGAACAATGGCAAAGATTAAAGCAATCAAATCATTCTCTGGAATCATAACAATGAGAAAGGGAATGGAGAAAGAAATTTCTGATGATGCTGTTGCTCAGGATTTGATCAGGGCTGGCTTTGCTGTTGCTCTTGATTCCGCAAAGGCTGAGAAAACAGCAAAGGCTGAAAAGGATTCTGAGGAGGAGATTCCAGCTCACAAAAAGGCTGGAAGAAAGCCCAAAAAGGAGGAATCCTGATCATGCCTGTTTCTGAGGTTACAAAGGTTTCTGAGATCACAGTTGATGATCTCAGAAACTATCTCAGAATTGCTGAGATTTCTGAGGCTGATGAAAACTATCTCTCAACATGCTTGAATGTTGCAAAGGAATTCATCAAATCATACACAGGCATTGATGATGAGGCAATGGATTCACATGTGGATTTGATCACAGTTGTTTTTGTGCTTGTTTCTGATATGTATGATAATCGTGCATATTATATTGATAAAACAAACATGAATCTCCTTGTGGAATCCATTTTGAATCTCCATTCAACAAATCTCATTCCAAAGGAAAACACATGATCAATTCTGGGAAATACAATCACAAGATCAGGATTTTTGAAAAGATCATCACAAAGGATGCTGATGGATTTGATGTGGCATCTGAGAGGGATGTTCTTTTCACATTTGCGAATGTGAAAACAACAAAGGGATTTACATTGATTGCGAATGATTCTGATTTTGAGAAAGCATTCACAAGATTTGTTTTCCGTTTTCCCATCACTCCGATAAATCGGAGAATGAATGTTGATTTCAATGGAAAGATTTATTCCATTGAATATCTCAATAATATAGATGAGGCTGGAATTGAGATGGAATTGCAATGCAAGGAGATTGAGCACTAATGGCAAATTTCAAGCTGGAAATCCCAAAGGAACAGATCAGAGAATTTGAATTGCTCACAAACAATTGTGATCAGCTCATAAATGATCTTTGTATTGCTGGGGCTGAGGTCGTAAAGCAAAACATATATAAGGGAATGCCAGCTGAGCTCAAGAAATACGCAAATGCTCAAACTCTGAGGGTTACAAAGCCCTATAAAATGACATCATACAATGCAACAGCTGTTTATATATGGTTTGGAGGGTATAAAAAGGATAAAAATGGAAAGGATAATTCCAAAGATTCGGACAAAGGCACAGCAATTGAGCTGATTGCAAACATGTTTGAATACGGCTCAAAAAAGAGGAAATATCCCAAACATCCATTCCTGAGAAAAGCCTTTCACAAGAGAGATATTGAGAGAGCAATGGAAAAAGCACAGAAAAAATGGATAAAAGAGGGAGCTGAATTCAGATGATGATAAATGCTGAAATTGAAAACATTTTTCAGAATTTCTCAGTTGATGGGAATTCAATCCCTGTTGCATTCAATTTCTATGATGGCAATGCTGATTCATGGATTGTGTATTCAAATGTTGATGCTGATGGCTCATATTCTGGAGATGATTCCCTGATGGGATATATCACTTATTATGATTTTGAAATTTACTCAAAAGGTAATTTTTTCAACATCATGAGAGCTGTGATCTCCAGAATGGAGGAGGCTGGCTGGGAATTCCAGCCCTCTCTTTGCTCAAATGATCAATATGAGAGAGATACAAAAATCTATTCCAAAACATTGTGCTTTGCAAAGCACATTCAATTCTAAACAAAGGAGAAAAAGAACATGGGCAAAACAATCACTCAGGCTCTCAAGGATTTATTCCTTGCAATTGGAGGCAACAGCTCAGCTCTTGCTGATAATTCTGATATATCAGATTATATTGCTGATGTTGAAACGGCTCTCAAGGCTGGCATCTTGCCAGAGGTTTCCGCATCTGATAATGGCAAGATCATGGGAGTTGCTGATGGAAAATGGAAGATGGGAACACTCACAGCTGTTGCTGATACAAGTACAGGAGTTGTAACATTCACATTCACTCCTGATGCTGAAACATGATTCAATAAAATAAAACAGGAGGAAAAAACAAATGGCAAAAATAGGATTGACAAATCTATATTATGCTAAGCTCACAGAGGCATCTGATGGCACTCCCTCATATGATGGAGCAAAAACTCTGGGAAAGGCTGTTTCCGCAAATGTATCAATCACAAACAATTCAGCAACATTATATGCTGATGATGTGCTTGTTGAGAGTGATACATCATTCCAGAGTGGAACAATCACTCTGGGAGTTGATGAGGATGCTGATTCAGTTTTCGCTGATCTGTTAGGGCATGAGATTTCATCAGGCACAGGAGCTGAGGCTGGAGTTGTAACAAAAAAGAGCACAGATGTTGCTCCATATGTTGCTGTTGGTAGGGTGATCACAAAGATGGTTTCTGGAGTTTACTTTTACAAGGCTGAGGTTTTGTTCAAAGTCAAATTTGCTGAGCCCTCTCAGGAGGATTCAACAAAGGGAGAATCCCTTGAATTCAGAACATCAGAGATTGAGGGAACAATCTCAGCTCTTGCTGATGGAAGATTCGCAACAAGCAAAACATTCAGCTCAAAGGCTGATGCTATTGCATTCATTGAGGATTTGATGGAGGCTTGATCTCCCACAACAAAAATGATCTGATGATTGCCAGCATCAGAGATGATGCTGGCATCATTTCAAAACAGAGAACATCACAAAAAGGAGAACATCAAAATGGCAAATGAAAAAATTGATCAGAAAGATTTGGAATCTGTAATTGAATACAAAGGGAAAAAGATTCCTGTTGTTTTCAATCTCAATGTAATGCAAAACATTCAGAGTGAATTTGGAACATTTGATAAATGGGCTCAGCTCACAGCTGGAGAGGATGGCAAGGAGATTGATATGAAAGCTCTCATTTTCGGGCTCTGTGAGATGATGAATGAGGGCATTGACATTGAGAATGAGGAGAAAGGCACAGATGAGCCTATGCTCACATTGAAACAGACTGGGAGAATCATCACAGCATTTGGAATTGCGAATTCCCAAAATGTGATGCAAAAAACAGTTATTGATGCATCAAAGGATGATTCCTCAAAAAACGGATAATTCATGAGAATGATGATGCTCCCATCAATTTCTCATGGATAAAATATATCGGGAGAGCAAAGCTCCATCTGGGAGAAAAAGAGCTCTGGAGGCTCACAATCAAGGAGTTTTTGCAATTATATCAGGCATATAAAGATACATTCGATTTTGAATTGATGCTCAGGCTCAACAAAACAACATATGCTCAAGCTGAGGCTGATGCAATCAAACAAGAGGAATGGATTTGAAAATAGAATGATCGGAGGAATCATGAGCTATTCTGTTTATGTTCATACAAACAAAATAAACGGAAAGAAATATGTGGGCATTACATCCGCAAATGTTCATGAGAGATGGCAAAATGGAAAGCATTACAAGAGGCATTCCAGATTCTATGCTGATATTTTAATGCATGGATGGAACAATTTTGAGCATGATGTTTTGTTCTCTGATCTTTCAAAAGATGAGGCTGAGCTCAAGGAAAAAGAGCTCATTGAAATCTGGGATTTAACTGATTCAAGTAAAGGCTATAATGTTTACAAGGGAGGGCTCTCATTTGAAAAGCACAGCCCGAAAACAAGAGAAAGATTGAGCATTAAAAATTCTGGAGAAAACAATCCTTTTTACGCAAAGAAACATTCGGAGGAAACAAAGCTCCTGATGGCTCAGAATCGACCAAAAAGGGCTGTGCTCTGTGTTGAAACAGGAATCACATATGTGAGCACAAGAGAGGCTCAGAGGCTCACAGGAGCTGATCATGGAGATATATCCAAATGTTGCAATGGTAAAAAGAAAACATGTGGAGGATTTCATTGGAGATTCTCTGATGAAAGGAGTTGATTCTTATTAGTGGTTTTGGTGGTGCTGTAAAATTATCAGGAGAGGCTGAGTATAGGCAAGCCTTAAAACAGATCACAACAAATCTCAAAGAGGTTTCCTCTGAGATGAAAGTTGTTTCCACAGCCTTTGATAAAAACGATAGATCAACAGAGGCATTGAGAGCAAAAACAGATGCTCTCACAAAACAGCTCACAGCTCAGAATTCAGCTCTCTCAATCCTCCGTGATCAATATGCAAAATTATCAGCTGAACAGGCAAAGAATGATGCAAATCATGATAAATTGCTGGCTGATTATAAGGAGGCTCAGGAACAGCTCACAAAGATTGGAAATGAGCTGGGAAAGGATTCTGATGAATATCTGAATCAGGCAATTGTTGTTGCTGATCTTGCAAAGGCTGTTGATAAATCAACGGCAACAAATCAGAAAAATGAGCAAACTCTCTCAGGAATGAGAACAGAGATGAACAATCTCCAGAGCTCAATCAACAGCACAGAAACAGAGATCAGGAATGCTGATCAGGCAACAGATGAGCTGAGCAAATCCACAAAGGATGCTGGAGAATCCGCAAAGAAAGCTGGAGATGGTTTCACAGTTTTCAAGGGAATTGTTTCAAATCTGGCATCTCAGGCAATCACATCAGCAATCAATGGGCTCAAGAGCATGGGAGGAGCTCTTATTTCTGTTGGAAAGGATGCTGTGAAATCATATGCTGATTATGAACAGCTGGCTGGAGGAGTTGAAACATTGTTCAAAGATTCCTCTGGAGTGCTGATGAAATATGCGAATGATGCATATAAAACAGCTGGAATGAATGCAAATCAGTATATGGAAACTGTTACATCATTTTCAGCATCCCTGATCTCATCTCTGGGAGGAGATACAAAGAAATCCGCTGATATTGCTGATATGGCAATGAAAGATATTTCAGATAACGCAAACAAATTCGGTTCTGATGTTTCATCCATTGCTCAGGTTTATTCATCCCTCGCAAAAGGGCAATTTCAAACTTTGGACAATCTCAAGCTGGGATTCTCAGGGACTAAAACAGGGATGCAAGATTTGATCAAGAGAGCTGAGGAGCTTGATGGCTCATTCAAGGCTCAGAGAGATTCCTCTGGAAAGCTCACAATGAATTATGCTGATATGGTAAAGGCAATTCATATTGTGCAAACTGAGATGGGAATCACAGGCACAACAGCAAAGGAGGCATCCAGCACAATTGCTGGCTCTCTGAATTCCATGCAAGCCAGCTGGAAAAATCTCATCACAGGAATTGCCTCTCCTGATGCTGATCTGAGCACTCTGATCTCAAATTTCACGGATTCAGTTTTAACATTCGGAAAGAACATCATCCCTGTGATCAAGCAAATGATCTCAGGGCTGGGAGCTGTTGTTTCTGGGCTCATGAAAGAGCTCATCCCTCAGATCATCCAGATGATTCCTCCTCTGATTCAAGAGGGATTGCCTGTGCTCCTTGAGGCTGTGGGCTCAGCAATTCAGAGCATTCTGGGAATCCTCCCTGATGTGATCTCTGTATTCTCACAGCTCATCCCTCAGATTTGCTCAACATTGATCTCCAGCCTCCCTGAGATTCTGAGTGCTGGAATGGATATAATCTTAGCTCTCACAGATGGGCTCTCATCCGCAATCCCTCAGCTGATCGCAATGCTCCCTCAGCTGATCTCAACAATTGTGGGATTTTTCACAGAGGGAGATAATCTGGGAAAGCTGATTGATGCTGGAATTGAGATCACAATGGCAATCACGGATGGGCTCATGGATGCCCTCCCTCAGCTGTTGGAACAGCTCCCTGTTTTGATCGGGAAAGTTGTGGCAAAGCTCATTGAAAATCTCCCGAAACTCATTGAAATGGGAGTAAAGCTCACAACATCCATCCTCACAGGGCTTGTGAAAGCAATCCCTCAGCTGTTGAAAATATTCCCTGAGCTCATCAAGAGCATAGGCTCTGAGCTCATCAAGAATTTCCCGAAAATTGTGGAAAACGGAAAGGCTTTGCTGAATTCCTTGATTGATGGAGCAAAGGCTGTTTTTGCAAATCTGGGAGCTCTGGGGGCTGATATTATCGGGAAAATTGTTGATGCATTGAAAGAGCTCCCTAATAAGATGCTCAATGTGGGAAAGAATCTCATCAATGGCATCTGGAAAGGCATCTCTGATGCTCTGGGAACATTGAAACAGAACATCAAAAAGATGGCATCAGGAATCACAGATGCTGTGAAAAAGGCATTTTCCATCCATTCTCCATCTTTGCTCTGGCATGATCAGATCGGTAAAAATCTTGCATTAGGTTTGGGAGAGGGTTTCTCTGATGAGATGAAAAATGTTTCCGCAATGATGGAGGATTCGATTCCCACATCATTTGATCTTGAGCCCTCTTTGAATACATCAGCAATTAGGAATGCATCTGATTCATCAATGGGCTCATATGGGCTTGTTGAGGCTCTTAAAACGGCATTGCAAGGCATGAGAATTGAGATGGGAGAGGATGGATTTGCATCCTTTGTTGTTGATACAATAACAAATGAAATTTACCGATAAAACAGGAGGAAATATATATGCCCTCAATAATTCCAAAGATCACAATAAACGGCAAAGAGAGCACAGAGATTTCTGGGCTCATCATTGTTTCATTGCCTCCGATAACAAAGCCAGCAATGAGAGCTGTTGCTGAGGAGATTGATGGGAGAGATGGAGATCAGATTGAAAAGCTGGGATTTTCAGCATACGATAAAACAATCAGGATTGCTCTTTCTGGGAATTATGATGTTGATGATGTGATTGAATATTTCAATCAGGATGGCATCATCACATTCAGCAATGAGCCTGATAAATATTATCGATTCAAACAGCTGGAGGGCATAGATTTTGAAAAGCTGATGAGATACAAAACAGCTGATGTTGTTTTCCATTGCCAGCCTTTCAAATTCAGCATAACAGAGGAGGAGCTCACATTCTTTGAGCCTCATTCCGTTTCCATCACTAATGCTGGAAATATATATTCAAAGCCTGAGATTGCTCTCACAGGGCATGGAAACATGGAGATGGGCATCAATGGCTCTCCTGTGCTTGCTGTTGATTTTGGAGATGAACAGCAAACAATCATCATTGACACAGAGAAAATGAATGCCTATGGCACAAAGAGCAACATCAAGAGCCTTGTTGCTGAAATCGTCTGTGATGGCGGAAATGGCTCGCCTGATAGCCCTATTCCGATAGTCGGGCACTCCGAGTTGAACTTGACAAGATGCGGAAAAAACTTGATTGATAACATTCTTACTACACAGGATTACCACGGCATTAGATTTACTGTAAATGCTGATAAATCAATTACGGCAAACGGAACGGCTGATACAAGTTTTGTTCTGGGAATAACAGCAACAACAACTTTAAGAGAAAAAGGAATAATCTCAGGCAAAAACTACTTTTTGAGCGGTTGCCCAGCTGGAGGTTCGGCAAATACATATCGTTTGCAATTCTCGTTGATTGGTAGCGGTTCAGAGCCTAAAGATTATGGTAATGGCGTTGTTTGCAACTTTAATGAGTCAGACATTGATAAACAGTATAGAATCATTATTTATGTAAATAACGGAGTACAGTTGAACAACCTTACATTCTATCCTATGTTGGTTGTCGGAAATACCGCAACGGCATATGAACCTTACAACGGCACAACCTTCACAGTCGCATTCGGTCAGACAGTTTATGGTGGACAGTTAGATGTTACAAGGGGAAAGTTGACGATTACTCGCAAATATTCAAAACTTAAAGACTTAAATTGGACATTAAATGGTACATTTCCAAATACATTCAATGGAACAGGCTTGTCAGATAGAAAGACAAATGTTTTATTTGCTAATGCTGGTAAATGTAATATTTACGAGGCTCGCACATCATCAGATGTTGCCGATTATAACTATGGTATAGCTTATGGCATGGGTGTTGATAATACGATTATATATGTAAAAGATATTCGTTGTTCAACAATATCAGATTTTATTATGGCAATAACAACAGAAAATGCTGAAATTTGCTACGAACTCGCCACACCGATAGTCATCCAGCTCACAGCTCAGGAGATCATGGCTCTGATCGGAGAGAATCACATTTTCACAAACACAGGAGCAATTGAGAGCTGTGTTTATATGAAAGATGGAGCTGAGATTGAGGCATCAGGAGAAATCATCACATTCATTGCTGATGTTGGAGATATTATCTCAAACGCATTCAAAAACAGGCTTGTAATTGGCAATTATGATAATGTAAAGTTGGAAAAAGGCATCAATACAATCACATTCAATCCCATTGAGGAGGGCTCTGAGATTGATGAGATGGCAATCAGCAAATACTCAAGATGGCTGTGATACAATGAGAATGAAAGAGAGGAGAAATCAATGGAAACTGTGATCTCATTCACTCCAGCTCAGCTCATTGTTATTGCTGGAGCAATCATCACTCTCTCTGGGGCTGTGGGAGTGATCATCAATATTTTCACAAAGCTCAGAGAGCCCGAAAACAAACAGAATGAGAGGATTGCTCATTGTGAGGAGAGGCTCAACAAGATGGATTCAATTGTTGAGAAATTCAATGGCTTTTTTGATAATGACAATAAACGGCTGAAAGCAATTGATGAGGGAAACAAGATAACACAAACAGCATTGCTGGCTCTCCTCAAGCATGCTCTGAATGGTAATGACACATCAGCTCTGAAAGATGCTGAAAAGAGCCTTGAGGAATACTTGATCAACAGATAAAAAGGAGATTGAACATGATCAGATGCTTTGATCAGGCTGAAACACAGTTTCTCACAAATGGTGATGCCGTGATTATGGCATCAAAGGCATATGTTCATAAAATTGATAATGATGATTTCTATGTGGAGCTGGAATGCTCCCTTGATTATCTGGATTTCATCATTCCTCAGAACATCATTGTGATCAATACTCCACAAGGAGATCAGGCATTCAGAATCAAGAATGTTGTTGCCACAAGATCAAAAATCAAAGCAACATGCAAGCACATTTTCTATGATTCAGAAAACTATTTGATTCTGGATTCCTATGTTGTTCAAAAGGATTGCAATGATGCTCTTGATCATCTCAATAATGCAACAGATAACACAAGCCCATTCAGCACTCTTTCTGATGTTCAAACTGTTGCATCATTCCGCTGTGTTAGGAAATCCTTAGCTGAGGCAATCTCTGTTGTTCTGGAGAGATGGGGAGGGCATCTGATCAGGGATAATTGGAACATCAAGATCATGGAATCAATGGGAGCTGATAACGGCATCACGATTCAGTATAAAAAGAATCTCAAGGAGATTTCTGTTGATTACAATTGGGATGATGTTGTAACAAAATTGCTCCCTGTTGGAAAGGATGGATTGCTCCTTGATGATCTATATGTATCAAGTGATGTTTCATATGAGATTCCGTTCACAAAAACAGTTTCATTTGAGCAACAGCTGGAGAGAGAAGATTATGAATCAGATGAGCAATATCATCAGGCATTGCTGGATGATCTCAGGCAACAGGCTCAAACATATGTAAATGAGCATTGCATTCCATCTGTGAATTATACTCTCAAGGCAAATGTTGAAAAGATCACGGATGTGGGAGATACAATTGAGGTAATTGATGAGAGGCTGGGCATCAGCATCACAACAAATGTGATCTCATATGTTTATGATGCAATTCTGGAGAAATATGTTGAGATTGAATTTGGAAATTTCCAGAAAACTCTTTCAAATCTCCTGAGCTCTGTTGAGAAAACTGTTTCCACAGCTATTGTTGAAAATTCTCAAGTGCTGGAATCAGAATTCAATCAGGCAATCAAAGCATCACAGGATTTGATCATGGGAGTGATGGGGAATTCCTATGTGATTTACAATGGAAATGAGATTCTTGTTGTTGATAGATTGCCGAAAGAAACGGCAACAAATGTGCTCAGAATCAATTCCGCTGGAATAGGATTTTCACAAACAGGAATCTCAGGAACATTCACATCAGCATGGACTATTGATGGCACATTCAATGCTCAGGTTATCAATGTAATCAATTTCACAGCTGATCTCATCAAGGGAGGCACTCTCAAGCTGGGCTCAAATCTCAATAGCAATGGCGTTCTTGAGGTATATGATGAGGCAAACAATCCTGTTGCAATCCTTGATAAAAACGGATTGAAAATGTTTGGAGCTGATGGCTCATATATTCTCTTGAATAACTCTGTGGGATTTGCTGGCTATGATAAAAACAATCAGCCTCTTTTCTGGGTTTCCAGAGATGAGTTTCACATGGTAAAGGCTGTTATTGAGGATGAGATCACATTATGCAACAAGCTCAGATTTATTCCCATCACAACAGCAACAAATGATGGAATAGGGCTTGTTTCTGTTGTTGAGTAAAGGAGAGAAAACATGGCAACATCATCAACATTTTCAACGGATAATCAATACATCAAATATAGAATTGTTGTAACGGAGAGCAATGTTTCAATCCCAAACAATACATCAACAATAAATGTGAAAGTTGATGCATGGAGAACAAATACAGGATATACAACATCAGGAACAGGCACATGTTATTGCACAATAGCTGGCACAAAGTATTCTCAGAGCATCTCAGCATCTCAGGAGATCAAACACAATTCACATACAGTTTTGTTCAATCGAACAATCAACAATTTCCCTCACAATGCTGATGGCTCAAGATCAATCTATGTGCAAGCAAAGATCAATCATTCAAGATTTGATTCCTCATATCATGGATTTACAGTAAATCTGGCAAAGATTCCCAGATCAGCATCCATCACAGGAGCAATCAATTTCACGGATGAGGGAATCCCACAGATCACATTCTCAAATCCAGCTGGAGAGGCTGTTGAATCTCTCAGAGCTGGAATCTCTCTGAGTGATTCTGTTGAGAATCTCATTGTTGCATTCAGAAATGTTTCTCCTCTGGCTGAGAGCTATTCATTTGATCTCACAGCTCAGGAAAGAGATGCATTGAGGGCATCCATGCCGAATGCAAACACAAGATCAATATTTTACATTCTGGAAACTGTGATTGGAGGAGCAACATATTATTCACAGCAAGAGGCTCAGCTCTCAATTGTGAATGGAAATCCTGTTGCCTCTGGCATCACATATGAGGATGTGAATTCAGCAACAAAGGCAATCACATTGAATGATCAGCTGATCATCCAGAATAAATCATCTGTGAAATTCAGTTTCTCCAGCATCACGGCTCAGAAATTTGCTCAGCTGGCATTGATCTCAATCAAGATCAATTCTGTTGTGAGAAATTATTCAATCTCAGGCTCATCTGTGATTGATCAGAATTGCTCATTTGGAGAAATTGATTCAGCCAGCAATCAAACGGCTGAGATCACAATCACGGATTCAAGAGGAAATTCCCAGAATTATTCTGTGAATGTTTCAATGCTGGAATGGCATATTCCATCCGCAATCGTAAAGGCATCCAGAGTTTCAAATTTCTATACGCAAACAATCATCATGGCTGATGCTGATTATTCATCTCTGGATGGGAAAAACACAATCAGCATTACATGGGAATACAAAGAGAGAACAGCCTCATCATATACATCAGGAGGCTCTCTTGTTGATGCACAGCCCATCACATTCAATCTTGACAATGAGAAAGCATGGGATGTGAGATTCAACATTGCTGATCTCATTGATTCAAGAGTTTACAATGTTGTTGTTGAGATAGGAATTCCCATTGTATTTTTTGATAAAAACAAGAGATCAATGGGCATCAATAAATTTCCATCAAGGAGCTCATCTCTGGAGATCAAAGGAGATGCATTTCATGATGGAGATATTGTTTTTGACGATTCGGGAACATCCATGAGAGGCATCAGGGGAATTCTTAGAGGCTCTGATCAGATCAGGCTGGCTGGAGGAGCATCAGCATCTGATGATGGATTTCTTGAGCTGGCAACAGCTGGAGATGGAAATGAGCCCATCAAGATCAGGCAATATTCTGGAGATTTCCAGAACATTGAGCATGAGATTGAGCTGATGGATGCCTATGGGCATACAAATCTGAATTATCTTTTTGTGCAAGATATAGTTGCATCTGGGGATATAGTTTCAAGTGGAATGCCTGTTGTACATTCATACAGAGAAAGTGCTCAAGGAGCTGGATTCTGGGAGATCGGAGGGCAAAAAAGATTTGTATTTGAGGAAACTGTTGTGCTCGGCTCTCTTGTTACAATAAACGCAAATACATGGTACACATTCAAAACTCTCCCAGAGGGCTCAGCTGATCGAAAAATTGTTGATATTGTTGCATTTTCATCATCATCTGGGGGTTATACTGTTTGGAAATGTGTTGCTGGGCAATATCTAACAAGCACAAGAGCTCTGGGAATATATAATGCCAGATCATCAGCAATCTCAGTTGATACAATTACATATAGATGGTTTGTGCCTCCCACAGAATAAACATCAAACGGAAATGATCAGGAGAGGAGGATTCCTCTCCTTTTTTATGCCTCCGAATTATTACATTTTGATGACAAATTGCCGAAAAAGATGAATTTCCATCTCTCAAAGGATAGAATATACATATAATTTCAAAGAAAACAGGAGGATTTCAACATGAAACATTCAATCAAGGCATTCAAGATCACATGGGAAAACAAATTCGGAGAGCATTCATTCTATGAATTCACAAGAAAAACGGCTGAGAATTCAATGAGAAGATTCCAGCATTTCAATCCCAAAATGGAGGAATGCATTGCTGAGGTATATCTCACTCCAGCAATCAAGAGAGAATTCCAGAAACTGATCAAGAGCATCAGGGAATCAGATTTCAATGCATCCGCTGGCTGTGAATATCCAAAGGCAATCATGACAGAGGCAATGATGGAAAGAGGAGAGGCAACAATCATCTTTACATGGCAAGGAGATTACAGGACAGAAAAGGTTAGGGAATACACAAAGGCAAGAGCTGAAAAGATGATGGATGTTGAATCTTTCAAAGATTTTCTCAACAGAGAACAGGCAACAGCTCAGATTGAGCTCAAAGAAAACAACAATTATCAGATTAGGATTCGATTCTGAGGGAGGCATCCAGCCTCTCTCAGCCCACAGAAACAAGGAGGAAATCAACATGAAAATCACATTGCAAGAGCTGGAATATTGCCAGAGAAACAAGATCAGGCTGGAGGATTTCATCAAGCAAAGAGAAAAGCTCAAGAGGCAACAGAAACGGCTCAGCAAGCTCATTGATCAGAGATATGATCTGGAGGATGCTCTGGATGTGCTGGAGGATGAGGCTGGCTCTGAGAGATGGAAACGCAAAAAGGCTGAGCTGGATTCTGTGAACAAAAAGATTGCTGAGCTCTGGGAAAAAATGAGCTCATGAGAGGGAGGGGAGAAATCCTCTCCCTTTTTTCATGCTTGAAATCATTTTTCAAAAGGGTTAGAATATACAATAATCATTCAAGGAGGAAATCAACATGAAAAAGCTCATCAGGATTGATCACAATGGCACAAAGTATTATGAGGAGCTGATTCCATGCCCCAGATGCTCCACAGGCAACAAGAGCAATGGCATATATTACACAGGCATGTGCAATGGAGAGCTGATTCCCTCTCATGTGGATGATGGCATCTGTTTTCAATGTAACGGCTCAGGAGTTTTCCTTGAGAAAACAAAGGAATACACTCCAGAGCATGCTGAAAAGCTCAGGATTGCCAGAGAGAAAAGAGAGGCAAAGAGGAGAGCTGAGGCAAGAGCAAAGGCTGAGGAGAGAAATCTGGCATGGCTCAGGAAAGAGGATTTCTCTGATGATGGATTTGTTTGGATAATTCTGGGAGATACATTCTCAATCAAAGATCAGCTCAAGGAGCTGGGATGCCGTTTCAATGGATTGCTGGGCTGGCATTCATCCAGAGAGCTCTCAGGCATTCCCACAGCAAAGCTCTCAGCTGATGATTGCTTTGATAGGAACATTGATGAGGAGTATATTTGGAAAAATTATTCTGATGTTGTGGAAACATGCGAAAAGCTCAGAGAGGATTTCAGATTGAATCATCTCCCGAATTCTCAGCATGTGGGCTCTGTTGGAGAAAAGATTGAGATCACAGCCACATTCACAGCTGAGCATTCCTTTGAAACGCATTTCAATTATCATACAATCACAAATTACATTTACACATTCACGGATGAATCAGGGAATGTTTTCATCTGGAAAACAACAGCATTCATCTCTGAGAAAACAGGCACAAAGATCAAGCTCAAAGGCACAATTAAGGCTCATGGAGAGTTTAGAAATATTAAACAAACAGAGCTGATGAGATGCAAGATCACAAAGGAGGAGGGCTGAGCTCCAGCTCTCCTCTCCCTTTATTACATTTTTGTAATTTTGGGAAAAGCTCTTGATTCTTTCTCTCCATCCGGATAGAATATACAACATAGAATAAAAATTGCATTGCATTGCAAAGGAGGCACAACATGAAAAGATTTTTAGTTTCACTTATTGGGAGAGCAAATCTGGGATATAAGGGATGCAAGCTCAGAGATCATGAGATTTGCTGTGCATATGTTCACGGAAAGAGCAAAGCTGAGGCAATCAGCAAATTCTGGGAACAGCTGGAAAAGAATCCTCTCATCTCTGAGCATTACTCAAGGAGAGATTTCAAGATCACAGCTGAGAGATGGGAATCTGATGAGCTGAATCGTTATGGAGAGCCTTTGGGGGATTGGGAATCATCTCTCCCGTTTGATCAGCTGGCTTGTGCTGTATGGAATGATGAAAAATATGAGCTGGAATCAGCTGAGATCAAAGAGGGCTCAAGAGTTATGATCAAGAGGCTCAGCCAGATTGATGATCAGAGCTGGCTTGTTGATGAGATGGAGCGTTTCTGTGGAATGTGGGCATCCGTCAAATATGATTATGAGAATGATTTTGTTGAGCTCACAGGCATTGATGGGCTTGAGGGCTGGCAATGGAAAAAGGATGCTCTGATTCCTCAATCAGAGGATTCTTTCAAGGCTCATGAGCTGGCTGAGAAAATCTCCCAGATGGATTCAGCTGTTGTTGCAAAGGCTGTTGATGAATCTCTTGAAAAGATCAAGATGGAAAAAGCAAAGGCTGAGCTCCAGAGCAATCTCTCAGCTCATCTCAAGGCTCTTGATGATGAGAGGAAAGAAAGGAAAGCTCAGGCTGAGGCTGAGGCAATCCAGAAAGGAGCAATCATCAATCCTGAGAAAAAATATCATGTGATCAGCTGGAGAATTGGAGCTCCCATTGATGAGAAAACAGATTGTGGCATCTGGGATGGCTCTGGGATGGCTCATTTCTCTGAGGGATTCGGAGGCTTTGCATATTCCGCTGATGGCTGGCTGTATTTTGCACAGGAGGCTGAGGATGAGATCACAGCTGAGCCTGATCAGGCAAAGGCTCAGAGAACAAACAGCTGGAATGTTTCTGTTTTCTTTTCAAAGAATCAGATTGTTGATGAGCTCCAGAAATTAAAGGATGATCTGGGCTCTGGGGATGTTGTTGGATGCACAAAGATTCATGAGCATCAGAGAAACAGATTCATCAAGGCTCTGGATGTTGCTCTGTTTCTGATCAATGCAACAGATGAGCTCCCTGAGAGCTCACAGGAGAGCTCCTCCGATAATTCAAAGGAAATCATCAAGGAAACAGCTGAGGAGAGCACAGAGAGCAATCTGGAGGCTCAGGATGCATCATCCGCTGTTGAGTTTAAAAAGATTTCTGATTATGAGATCAAAGCCAGCTGGAATGGAGAAACAATCGGGAGAATTTCCATTACATTTCATTATAAGAGCTATTCTCCTGTAATCAAGATATACAGAATATCTGGCAACATGAGGGAGAAATTTGAAACTCTTGATGATGCAAAGATGCATCTCATCCAGAATTTCAGAGCTCAGGCTCAGGAGGCTCTTGATCAGGCTGAGGATGAAAAAATAAAGCTCAAGATCAGAAACAAGCTGGATGTTCTTGATGATCAGATTGCTGATCTTTTCATCAAGGGAGCTGAAATGAGAACAGGAAAGGAGGCTGAATGATCATGGCACAGGAAAGATTCATGAGCACAGCTGAAAAAGTTGAGCTCATCAAAAAGCAAAAATCTGAGGTTTTGCTCTCATCATTTGAGAGTTACGCAAGGAGAAATCCCATCATCTCAGAGGATTTGGAATTGATCAGAGCTGAGCTCCTGATCAGGCTCTCAGGAAAGGAGGAATGAGATGGGAAACAGAAACAATTACATCACTCCTGAGAAACAGGCTGATTTCCTTGTGAGGAATGGGCATCTTGAGGGAATCATCATCCCCAAAGGGAGAGCTCATGTGATGGAGAAATATTTCACATTCAGAGGGCAAGGATTCAGAGTGATCTATGTTGAGAATACTGTTGCTCAGATCATCAAGATGCAAGAGGATGAGATCAAGAGAATCATTGCATGCTCAAAGCTGAAATTCGGAGGATTTTGATATGAAATTACAGCCTTTAATTTGCAAGAATTGTGCTGGCACAATTGACCGAAAAACAATGATCTGTGAGTATTGTGGCACAAAATACAAGATTGAACATGATGAGCTGATGCCTTTGATCGTTGAGCATTATTCAAGCCCTGTGAGAGTTTTCAATGTAAAGCATGCCGTTTCTAATGAGCTCATGAAATCTGGAATCTCTCCTGATGCAATTGCTGATCATGTAATGATGGATATGAGAGATCAGCTTGCAAAGGCAATCTCTGAATGCATGGAAATGGAAACTCATTTTGAGCCCAGAACAATGCAACAGATTTTCACGGCAAGAATCAGAGTTGTTGAGCCTGATTTTAGATTCAAAGGAGGATTTTGAAAATGTTTCGACTAACTCCCAAAGGCAAATGGGGTAAAGAGGAATTTATCTCATGCGGAAAACTGTTGAGATGGAGAGCAAATGTTTTGGAGCATCAATGCCCAAAATGCAAATGCTGGTCAATCAGATGGGCTGATTGCATTGAGAGTAATTATTGCTCACATTGTGGAAAGAGGATGACAAAGGAGGATTCTGAAAATGGCTGATAATATTTTTCATTTTGTTCTGGGAGCTGGAATGCTCATATATGTTGTTTGGATGATGATCATGCTGATCATCACAGAGAAAAAGATGGATGAGCTGGAAAAGAGATCAGAAAGGCTCATGAGAGAAATGAATGAGATGAATCACAGGAGGATGATGAGATGCTGAAAAAGGAAACATTGAGCAATCTGGAATGGCTGAGGGATGTTCATTCCCAGATGCTCAAGGAATTGGATGAGAAATACAATGAGAAATCCATGCTGGAGATCAAGGAAAACGGCAAACAGGCTCTGGAGCAATCCATTGAGGCTCTGAATGATGCCCTCTGTGAGCTCAGGATGATGCCAGCAATCAACAGGGATGAGCTCATGGCATCCCTCCGATATGCTCAGAATAATCTGGCTGTTGATTATTCTGAAATGGATGATGAGGCTGTGGAAAAGCTGGATGATTCGCTGGATGCAATCTTTGCGATTGTTTCAAAGCTGATCGGAGAGGAGGAGGAATCATGACAAACAAAGAGGCAATAGAGGCATTAAATAATTGGGATATGGCATGCCCTATTTGCGAAAAAAGAAAAAGTGAAGAAAAGGGTGTTTGTGCTGATTGTCGATTCAACAAGGCTCTTGATCTTGCAATCAAGGCTCTGGAAAATTCCAGCTGGATTCCTGTTTCAAAGGGATTGCCAGAGAAAAAGGGATATTATTTAACATCAACAGTTTTCAATGAGGTTTATTGTGATTTCTGGAATGGAGGGAGATTTGCAAGAACAGAGGAGATTCTTGCATGGATGCCATTGCCTAAGCCATACACAAAGGAGGATTCTGAAAATGAAAATATTTGACAGATGGATTGATAAACAATTTGCAAAGAGATTTCCTGAGAGATATTTGGCTATTACTATGCCAGAGCCCAAAATCATATGCACAACGATTCATCCACAGAAATTCATGGCATGTGTCACTCTTGAGAGAGAATATGATGACATTATTCCACATCATAAAAAGCTGGAGATGATGGCTCAGAGATTCATTCCTCATATTGCTGACAACATGAAAATCAGGAGGAGAGAGGATGCCATCATGAATTGTGTCATATATGAGGCACAGATTGAGCTTATACCTGTTGAAAAAGGAATTGCCAGAGAGGAGAATGTCACATGAGAAGAATCAAAGCAACAGCTGAAGTCAAAGCTCTCAAGAGCATCATCAGGGAACAGAATCAGGAAATCATCAATCTCAATGCTCAGATTTATGAGCTTGAGCATCAGCTGGAGGAATCCAGATCAAAGGAGGGAAAGGGAGTGATGGAGAACATGATGGAGAGCCTCTCAAAATTTTTATCATCAATTGATTTCTCAGCTCTCATGAAAATGAATCATCCTGATCTGTTGGATAATGAGATCACAATTGAGAATGATGAGGAGGAATGATATATGCCTTATAAAGAAACGGCAAAGAGGAGAACAGCACAGAGCAAATGGCTCAAGGCAAACACAAAGGGATTCTATCTCAGGCTCAATCTGAAATCTGATGCTGATATAATTGAGCATCTGGGAACAGTTGAGAATAAACAGGCATATGTGAAAGAGCTGATCAGGATGGATGCCCTGAGAGATCATTCTGTTGATTGATGTGATATAATAAAAATGCCTTATTTGGAGAATTCTTGTATTGTGGAATGGATTGAGAGCTGGCTGATGCTGGCTCTCTTTTCATGAAAAAAGGGCTCAGGGATGAGATTGAGCCCTTTCACAGAATAGGAGGCTCTCCACATGAAATAAAGAGAGCTGTGATCATTTTAACTCAAAAAAATTCTCTTGCAAAGAATCCGCTGGAGAATTAGAATGAAAAAATCATCATGCGATTGATGATCACAATTGAAAATGAACACAATTGAATAGAAATAGCTCTCAAGGGAGCTGGCTGGATGAGCAAATTGAATCCAGCATAATATAAAACAAGAGTTTTGTGGAGCTATAATTGCCGAAATCCACAGGGTGCAATCCAGAATGGAATCTCTCTGGATTCATCTCTCAGATCAGGGATACAATGTGGCTGATCTAAAACAACAGATTGTGGCTGGGAGCTGGCATCTGAAAAGATGAAAGGGCTTGAGAGGGTTTCTGGGAAACGGCTGAGAAACAATGCTCTCATGGATGAGATTCTGGCATGAATGAGAGGCTGATGGCTGATGGGATTCATGCAATCAATTTTCCTTTGTTGAATGCGACAAAGGGAAACTATGCTCTCACATAGTTTGATGGCAATCATTCAAAGCCTCAAGCCTCAAGGATTCAAAATTCAAGTTATGAACATTTTATTGACAATATCATCCTGATTGTTTACAATCTTTGTGATGCAAAGCTGTTTCAATCCCATTGCATCATCTATTCAATTGAGATTCATTTTCAAGATCAAGCTCAGCATTCCGCTGGGCTTTTTCTTTGCTCTCTTTTAAATTGTTTCCGTTTTGTTTAATTGTGTATTGATTACGGAAACAAAAAGAGTGATAATGTATGCATCACAACAGAAAGGAGGCTCAGGAATGGCAAAGAAAACAAGAGAGAGGATGTTTCCTAATTTGGAGCTGTTGCTCTGGAAAAACAATCTCCCTGTTTCACAGCTGGCAAAATTGCTCTCAATGGATAGATCAGCAATCTATAAAAAGCTGGCTGGAGATAGGAAATGGAATCTCACAGAAATGAGGAGAATTGAGAGCATTCTGATCAGGTATTCTGAATCAAACGGCATCAGCACAGAAAACATCAACATTGATTACATTTTCAAGGAGGCTCAGAAATGAAAGAGGAAACAAAGGAAATGAGCTTGAGGAAAAAGCTCATGATGATTCAAACAGAGATGAAAGCTCCCAAAAATCTTTTCAACAAATTTGGGGGTTATGCATACAGAAATGCTGAGGGCATTCTGGAGGCTCTCAAGCCTTTTGAAAAGGCATATGGAGTTGTTGTTGTTCTCTGTGATGAGATTGAGGAAATCTCTGGGAGATTCTATGTGAAAGCAACAGCAATGATGCTTGATTGCGATTCTGATTCACAGCTCAGCTCATGGGCATATGCAAGAGAGGATGAGATCAAGAAAGGCATGGATGGCTCACAGATCACAGGCTCATCATCCAGCTATGCCAGAAAATATGCTCTGAATGCATTGCTGTGCCTTGATGATTCAAAGGATGCTGATTCTGAGGAATATCACAATCAGATCACGGCAAAGGCAACAGAGAGCAAATCTGAGGCAAAGAAAGCCACATCCAAACAGGCAACAGCTCCAGCTCAGGCTCAAACGCATTCAACGGAGGAGATCAAGGCAAAATATCATGAGCTGATCGCATTTTGTTCACAGCATGGATATGATCTCAAAACTGTTTGTGCTGAGTATAAACTCAATGCAACATCCTCATATGAAGATTTTGAGAATGTTCTCAGGAGGCTTGCATACAATCTGGCAATGAACAACAAGAACAAAGAACAGGCTGAGCCTGATGTGCCTTTTGAGGTATAAAGGAGGAGAGGATGCAAAATTCAGTAAATCAGGAAAGATGGAAATATTTGGGAGGCTCTGATGTGCCTATTCTGATGGAGCTCTCTCCTTTCAAATCCAGATTCAATCTCTTGCTGGAAAAAGCTCAATATAAAGAGGATGATTTCACAGGGAATGTTTTCACGGAATACGGAAACAAGATGGAGGGAAAGATCAGGGATTTCATCAATGCAAATTGCATTCCTATGGATTGCCAGCCTCTCAAGGAGGGAAAGCACATCAAGGCAATCCCAAAGGCATGGGGAAAGGCAATGAGCAAACAGCTCAAGATCAGAGCACATACAGATGGAGAGAATGAGAATTGCATTCTGGAGATCAAAACAACATCCCAGATTCACAAGGAGCTCTCAAATTATCGCATTTACATTGTGCAATTGCTGTTTTATATGATGGTAACAGGAAAGGAACAGGGATTGCTTGCTGTTTATCGGAGGGATGATGATCTTTCTGAGGAGATGGATGAATCAAAGCTCCAGCTGTTTCCCATTCATCTTGAGGATTTCTCTGATGAATGTGCATTGATCATCCAGAGCATCTCCAGATTTTTGGAGGATTTGGAGAGAGTGAAAAGCAATCCATTCATCACAGAGGAGGAGCTCTTGCCTCATGATCTGGCTGAGCTCTCAAACAAGATCATTGCATTTGAACAACAGCTCTCCATGATGAAAGAGATTGAAAAGAAATGCAAGGAGCAAAAGGAAAGGCTCAAGCTGGCAATGGAAAAAGCCCACATCCCTCATATTGAAACGGCAAACGGATATAAGCTCACATTGATTCCAGATGCTGAGGAAACTGTTGAAAAGATCACAAAATTCAATGAGGAGAAATTCAAGGCTGATCATCCTGATCTATATCAAGAATACACGGAAACAAAGAATCAGATGAAAGCTGGAAAGAAAGGATATGTGAGAATCACAGCTCCAAAGGAGGCAAAGGAATGAGAAACATTGATATTGATGCTCATATTGAGCATTGCCAGAAAAATCTTGATATTCCCATCTGTTTCAATCTCTCTGAGGAAAAGCTCATGAGTAATGAAACAATAGCAATCCTGATCAACAAGATTTTAACGAATGCTCTCAATGATGGAGATAAATTCGCATTGCTGGAGATTCTCAAGAGATGGCACATGATCACAGCCTCAGAATCAGATAATGTTCTCTGAGGCTCAGAATTGCTCTCAGAGCCCTCTGTTGTGTTTTGAGTATAATTTCACATTTTGATGCCAGAAACGCAACAGAGAGCCTCTCAGGGCTCAAAAAGGATATAGATATACAATCAAGGAGGAAAGAAAAATGCAAATCAATCTCACAGCTGTGATCATCACAGCAATCATCTGTGCATCTTTAGTGGTTATTTGCGTTTACGGAGGGAAAAAGAAATGAGCAATGGATTCATGACGAATGAGGAACAGCTCAGATTCTGTTGCATGGCATATGAGAAAAAGCTGATTGAGCTGATGGGCATGGATGCATTCATGGAATATTCCAGAAAGATTGCCAGAGATATGTTTGCTCAGGAAATCTGTGCAATGCCTGATTCTGATTTCAAGGAGAAAACTCTTGATAATTTTGATCTGATCACAGGCTCAGCTGAGGATTTCCAGAAATTGCTGGGAAACATCCAGAAAAGCCCCAAAGATTGTGTAAACTGTGCTCATTGCATTCCAGCTGGAGCTGTTTCATTTTGTGAATTGCCAGCATGTGAATTTAAGCCTCTGGGAGAGGGGGATGATGATGCATGAAAGATTATTGTGAAACTGTTGAGATCATGCTCAGGAGATTCCCAGAAACAAGGGATGATGATCTGAAATTGTTCTGTTGCGTTTGCAAGGCAATTTGTCCTCATGTGCTCAAGGAGGAATTTGCAAGAGTTTTATATTTCCATGAGAAATATGATCTCCCATCAATTGAAACAATCGGGAGAGCTCGGAGAAAGCTCCAGAATCAGCATCCAGAGCTCAGGGGAAAGCTATATGAAAAACGCATGTCAAAACAAGATGAATATATTGAAACATTCGGGAGGAAAGCTATATGAATTCAATTTTATTGATGGGGAGGCTCACAGCTGAGCCTCAGCTCAAACAATCCAGCTCTGGAGATTACTTTTTGCCTTTTTGCATTGCTGTTGATCGGAGAGGAACAGAAAGGATGATTGATTTCATTGATTGCATAACATTCAAGGGAACAGCGGAAACAATCTCCAAATATTGCCACAAGGGAGATCAGATCGGAATCTCAGGCTCTCTCCAAACAAAATCATATGAAACGCAAACAGGGGAGAAAAGGAAATCATATACTGTTATTGTGAATTCCTTTGATTTTGGAGCAAAGAAAGCCTCAGCCTCCGAAAATCAGCCAGCTCCATCAGCTCCATCAGCTCCAGCTCCTGTTGCTCCACAGGAGAGCATCCAGCCTGATTATTCGGGAGATGGATTGCCTTTTGAGATTTGAGGAGGAAACGCATGCTCATCCAGATCACAGAAAAGCATATCATCAATCCTGATCAGATAACTCACATCAAGATCATTGGAGATACATTGAAAATCTATTTTGCAAACGGATATTTTGATGATGTAAAGATTTCCATTGATGATTTCAACAGAATCATGCTGGAGGCTCAGCTGGGATTGTGAAATCCAGAGCTGATTGAATTATTCCAAAAAAAAGCCTATTATTTGAGATAATGGGCTTTTTATTTTGCCCAGATCACAGGAGGAGAAACATCATGGCAAAAACAAATTCTGGGCTTGTTGCCTATTGCAAAGCTCAAAAAGGCAAGCCCTATTGGTTTGGAACATATGGGCAAAAAGCATCTAAGGCTCTTTACAACAGGAAAAAGAAACAATATCCCAAATATTATAAATGGAGTTATTCATCATCTGTTGCTGGAAAGAAAGTGCATGATTGTGCTGGCTTGATTAAGGGATATTTGTGGAGCTCATCTCCATCAGCATCTCCAAAGTATAATTCAAAACAGGATTTTGGATGCACAGGATTCTATAATAAGGCAAAGAAAAAAGGCAAGATTTCCACATTCAAAAAGATTGCTGGGCAATTAGTTTTCAAGGGAAACGATAAAAAGAAAACTCATGTGGGAGTGTATATCGGAGGAAATATTGTTATTGAGGCAAAAGGGCATAAATGGGGAGTTATTTCATCAAAGCTCTCATCTGGGGGCTGGAAATACTGGGCTCAATGTCATTTGATCAAAGATGATACATCAAAGAAATCCACATCAGCATCCACATCAGCCAGCCAAAAGGCATCAGGAGCTCTCATTGAGGAAAATATCTTGAATCCTGAGCTGATCTTTGTTGGAGATTATGAGATCACAGCTGAGGATGGCTTGAATCTCAGGGAGGGAGCTGGCACATCAAATCCTGTGATCATTTGCATGCCGTATGGCTCAAAATGTTTCTGTGCTGGCACATATGCAACAGTTGATGATGAGCTCTGGCTCAAAGTCATTTTTGGAGAACACTCTGGATGGTGTAGTGCAAAATATCTCAGAAAGGAGGAATAAAATCATGGATAAAAAGGCAATTGATATTGTTTTGGCATATATCACTCAGCATCTTGATGCATCTGATTTTGCTGGCTGTATTTCTGATATTGATTTTGAGGTTTATATTGTCTGGAAATGCAAGGCTCTCCAGAATTGGAAATATCTCATCTCAAGCACATTGCTTGATGGCATGTATTATGAATTGACATTCAATGGAGATAGAAATGAATGGTATTTGGATGCATACAAGAAATTTGAAAACAAAGTGATCAAGAATTAAGGAAAGGAGGAAAAGATCAATGGGAAAAATTGATTGGAAACGCAAGCTCACATCAAGAAAGCTCTGGCTCTCAATTGCATCCTTTGTTTCAATGCTCATCATTGCAATCAATGGAGATAAAGGCTCAGCGGAACAGATTGCATCTCTGATCATGGCTGGAGCATCCGTGATCGGTTATGTGATCGGAGAGGGATTGGCTGATTCTGGCAACAAGGAGAGCTGATCATGGCAAGGCTCAGATCATGCACAATCTGTGGAAAGATTCATGATGCATCAATCAAATGCACAAAGCCTGTTGAGAGAACAGATGCTCAGGCATATGCTCTGAGGCAATCAAACAAATGGCACAGCAAGAGCCTTGAGATCAGAGAAAGATCACAATGGCTCTGTGCTGTTTGTAAAGATCAGGGAATCATTCAATACAATGATCTTGATGTTCATCACATCAGAAAGCTCAGGAACAATCCTGAGCTGTTGCTGGAGGATGAGAATCTCATCTGTTTATGCAAACAACATCACAAGATGGCTGATGATGGTTTGATTGATGTTGATTATCTTGAGAGGCTTGCAAGGGAGAGAGATTCTTTCATCAAGTGAATCAGAGCCTCTGAATCAGATGAAAATGATCTCCCCCATTGTTTTTCAGAGCTCTTTGAAAGCCTTTTTCAAAATCGTG